AGTGGTTGAAACTTCTCAGGGCAAGCCTTGGGAAGAAGAGGCAACTCACTGATAGTCGGAACAGTGTTAACTGTTCTGGTGGTGATGCCTTATTTGGTGTTGACCTGGATGTGGTAGGAGAAAAACATGATGGATCTAATGGAGATACTCACAATTGCTACTACGGTAGTCACGGTTGCGTCTGCGGTATGTGCGGCTACTCCTACCCCAAAAGACGATCAATTTATGGGGCGATACGTCTATCCATTCCTAGAGGCTTTAGCTCTTAACATTGGCAACAAAAACCTGTAGTGGAGGAGAGCACAGATGGCTGATCTTACAGACGCACAAAAAAGAAAACTAATTAAAGAGTTGCGTGGAGCCAGTAAACTCCATGCGTCCCAGGCTAACAAAATAGAAAAAACACTTCAGAAGAAAGCGCCTAAGAAAAAGAAGTAATGGATGATGGTCTTGCGAAAGCAATGGGCATGGACCTAGATCAAGGCCAAAAAGCTTTGCACGAGATCCACACTCATGAAAGAGAATGTGCGCTGCGATATAAGCGCATTGAGGAGAGGTTAGAGCAAGGATCTAAACGGTTTGACCGTCTTGAACGATTGAGTTGGAGTGTTATTATCCTACTCATCGGAAGTTTATTGATACCTATTTACTTGGGGGTCTAATATGAGTGAAGCGAATACAATTAAGGTTCCCACTTGGGCGTTGCCGATTGCAGCGGCAGCATTGTCCGGCGCGATTGCTTGGGGTTCTATGCAAGCCAGAGCAGAAGCGACTGACGCAGAAGTTCAAAGGATTGAGCAAGCTGTAAAAAAGACAGCGGAACAGGCAGTAGCCAACGGCCAACTGTCGGCAGTCAATCAGACGCAGATAAAAGCGGTGGTGGACAGCCTGAGTCAACAGCAGGAGACGCTGAAAGCGACGGACGAAAAGCTGGCGCAACTGATTCAGATAATGCTTCAGAAACAGTAAGACTAGACTACGATCCCGAAAACCCTAATCTGTTCTGCGATCTCAGAGAATGGAACAAGCTACAACTCATAAACCCACCAACTAAACGACACCAAGTCGCAAAGGATTGGTTGAGATTTAATTATCGACAGTGTGGTTATGGGGCGATGATATATGTCAGAAACTCAATGCCGAGAGTGTTGGGTACAGCACATCAGGTAGATGTAGATGTTCTGACATGGGAACTGGTTGCCCCTCAAGCTGAAAGAACACAAGCGATGACCAAAAAGAGAAGATTATGACTCTTATGATCTTTGTTCTGGTTCTCCTCACTCCCGGTGGTGTTCCAACTGGCGTAGAGCTTTATTTCCAAGAACTCACTTCATGTTTAGAATACAGAGATGCGTTAGTGCATCAAAGTGTTCATCAACATAATTGGATGCGTAAAAAAACAAATAAGTTTGATGGTTTTTGTGAGGTAAGGCTAATACCACAAGCAGAGGCGGGTAAAGGCAAATATATATTCAGAGATCCGAAGAGAACAAAGAAAGACGATGACTGACATACCCCCATTCCCAAACAGCGTAAACGCACAACCTCCTAACCAAAAGCACCAGATTCAAAAGATAGAAGTGGATCGGATGCAAGCGCGAGAAACCAATCGGAAGAGTGAGGTAGTCACAACATTCTACGATGCCAAAACCTATGTATTTAAAAACGGTCAACTCAGTGAGGCCACACCGAAAGTCAGTGGTCAAAGAATATTGGTAACTGTGTAGATGGCAAAAAACCAATCTCTTGATTTAAACGAAGGCACTGCAATACGCATACCCTTAGCTAATTTAATATCTTTACTGGCGGCAACAGCAGTAGCGTCTTTCGCGTATTTTGGTTTGACTGAAAGAGTCACTTTTTTAGAACACGATATGGATCTACAACAAGTCGATGTGGAAGCCAACAGCGAGTTCAGAATCAAATGGCCAAGAGGAGAGCTTGGTTCATTACCGGCTGACAGTCGGCAAGATCTCAAGATAGAATTACTGGAGGAAACTGTTTCTAAATTACAGCAACAGGTGGAGGAGTTGAAAGAAGAACGCTATGAACGCAAAAAAATTGGAGCCTAAATCTCGTTACGCAGAGTATGATGCAGACGGCGATGGGACAGTAACAGATGAAGAATTGGCGAAACATCAGGAGATGTTACAACTACAGCTCCAAGAGGAAAAAGCGGACTCACAACGAAGAATGGCCTGGGTTGCTATTGGGAGTATGTGCGTTTTAGCCAGGCATCAATAGTTGGTCTGTATTTTGGCGCAACAGCATACATGGCGAAACGATGAGCATACTCGGATCTCTATTAGAGCCAGCTACGAAGCTGCTCGATAAAGTCATTGAGGATAAAGATCAGAAAAATGCCCTCGCGCACGAGATTGCAACCATGGCAGAACGCCATGCTCAAGAACTTGCAAAGGGTCAGTTAGAAGTCAACAAAACCGAAGCCGCACACAAGTCTTTATTCGTGGCCGGGTGGAGGCCCTTCATAGGTTGGATATGTGGCGTGGCTATGCTGGCAAACTTCCTTCTCATCCCCATGGCAAACTTTGTTTTAGATTTAAGCGGATCAACAAATACGATCCCCCTCATAGAATTAGAAACCATGATGCCAGTTTTGATGGGAATGTTAGGATTGGGTGCAATGCGATCTTTTGAAAAGGTAAAGAAGGTAAGTAGAGAAAATTGATGGAAAGATTAGTAAAAATGCTCAAGCTTCATGAGGGTGTTCGTAATCACGTTTATGTGTGTACTGCCGGATACGAAACCATAGGCGTGGGCAGGAACATCTCAGAGTCAGGACTAGGATTGACTGACGAAGAAATAAACATTCTTCTTATGAATGATATTGAGAGAGTGAAGCAAGAATTAGCTGCCTCTTATTTTTGGTTTGCAGATCTGGACGATGTGAGACAAGCAGCCATGATTGATATTTGTTTCAATCTCGGTCTGAGCCGTTTGCGCGGTTTTGTAAAAGCAATCACCGCCATGTCACGACAGCAGTGGGACGTTGCCGCCGATGAGTTTATGGACAGTCGATGGAGTGAACAGGTCGGTCAAAGAGCGATCACTGTGACTAACATGATAAGGACGGGCGACTACCCAGAATAAAATGGTTGAACCAGCCTTAAAAGACTTCGATCTTTTGTCTGATCAAGACAAAAACGAAGCGATAGCCTTACTCAATAAATACAACCAGCTAGAGAAACAGGAGTCGTGTCAGTCTGACTTTATTACCTTTGTCAAAAGTCAGTGGCCAGATTTTATTGAAGGGCGACATCACAAGATCATCGGTGAGAAGTTCAATAAAATAGCTCAAGGCAAACTCAAACGATTAATCGTATGTCTTCCTCCCAGGCATACTAAGTCTGAGTTTGCCTCAACTTATTTCCCTGCGTGGATGATGGGGTTGCGTGGCAATCTCAAAATCATTCAATCAACGCACACGGCAGAGCTCGCAGTCCGGTTTGGTAGGCGGGTTAGGAACATCATCGACTCAGAGGAGTATCAGTCTGTATTCCCCAAACTAAAACTAGAGGCCGATAACAAATCAGCGGGACGATGGACTACTAATGAGGGCGGTGAATCATTTTATGCTGGTGTAGGTGGTGCGATCACTGGTCGTGGCGCTGACCTGTTGATCATAGATGATCCGGTTTCAGAGCAAGATGCTTTGAGCCCGACCGCAATGGATTCGATTTACGATTGGTATACATCAGGCCCAAGACAGCGACTTCAGCCAGGAGGAATTATCGTAATAGTAATGACTCGCTGGAGTACGAAAGATCTGGTTGGTCGGTTGCTAAAAAAACAAGACGGAGACTTCTCTGATCGCTGGGACTTGGTTGAGTTCCCAGCAATCATGCCAGAGAGCGATGAACCACTCTGGCCAGAGTTCTGGAACAAAGATGAATTATTAGGCGTGAAAGATGCACTGCCGATAAGTAAGTGGAACTCTCAATGGATGCAAGATCCGACCGCAGAGGAGGGATCTATTGTAAAACGAGAATGGTGGGGGAAGTGGGAAGGTGACGTTCCCCCGTATTCGTATGTGATACAGAGTTACGATACTGCATTTAGTAAAAAAGAAACAGCAGACTATTCGGCGATAACCACTTGGGCGGTTTTCACAAACGAAGCAGATGGCGTCGAAAACATCATACTGCTCGATGCCAAAAGAGTGAGATTAGATTTCCCAGAGCTAAAAAAATTAGCATGGGAGGAATATAAGTATTGGGAACCAGATTGCGTTTTGATCGAAGCGAAAGCCTCTGGCACACCTCTTACGCAAGAATTACGCCGAATGGGTATACCAGTAACAGCCTATACACCGTCGCGAGGTCAAGATAAGATTGCGAGGATGAATAGCGTGGCTCCGATTTTTGAATCGGGTATGGTATGGGCTCCTGACACTGATTTCAGTGAGGATGTCGTGGAAGAGATGGCTTCTTTTCCTTATGGCGACTTTGATGACTATTGCGATAGCTCAACCATGGCCTTAATGCGGTTCCGACAAGGAGGGTTCTTGGCTCTGAAAGATGATTACGACGATACGATGGAGCCACTGAGAAAAGATAGACAGGTGTACTACTAATGGCGATTGAGAAAAAACCACTTGGAACAGAAGACGATCCGAATGTTGTAGACACTGGCAACATCATAGAAATCATTCCTGATCCCACCAGAGAGGATCAAATTAGAAACGCTGCTGAGATCTTAGTCACCGAAGAGGCCCTGTTGGTAGATGCAGAAATCGACGCTCAACCAGAGGGATCTCAACTTGGTTTCGATGACAACTTAGTTGAAGAGCTTGATATGTCAGAGCTAGGTCAGTTATCTAGCGGAATATTAAGCTCAATCAAAGCTGATAGAGAGTCGCGATCTGAGTGGGAAAAAACTTACGTTGATGGACTCAAGTATCTGGGCATGAGGTTTGAGGAAACCAGATCTCAGCCTTTCGATGGTTCAACTGGCGTAATGCACCCGTTACTGGCAGAAGCAACAACACAGTTTCAAGCGCAAGCCTACAAAGAATTGTTACCACCACGAGGCCCTGTAAAAACAGAAATAATCGGCACACGCACACC